ATGAGAAGACATGCATTAGAGGAACTACATGATTTAGAGGTCTATGTTGACCACCATCATGAGGAAATAGAAGCAGGTGATCACCATGATCCTAATGTTCTAGAACTATTCTGTGAAATGCATCCTGATGAACCAGAATGTTTAGTATACGATGACTGAATTTTTAAGAGAAATAACCAATGATAAATTGGTTCCAAAAGTGAAAACTGAGTCTAAGCACAATGACTTATTTGAGTCTGAAGAGACTGAAGAAGATGAAATTTATGATGATAAGTCATAATACAAATTTACTGTAATAAATAAACCTAGATTATAGTAAATGCGTGCCAGTACAGAGACTTAGTAAAGGATTTAAAGACTTAAGTGCTAGTTTTCAGACTAATCCACTTAGTAATGATCTCATAGCGCTAAAGAATGAATCTGCTATAGCACGCTCAGTTCGCAATCTAGTATTAACTATACAAGGAGAGAGACCCTTTCAACCAGCTCTTGGTACAAGGGTCAATAATCTTTTGTTTGATAATATGGATAAGTTAACTGCCTCTGCCATTCGTTCTGAATTAAGAACTACTATTGAAAACTATGAACCTAGAGTAGAGATTAATGAAATAATAGTTGAAGCAGATTTTGAGAGAAATGCTTTTGATGTGACTCTACAATACTTTATTATTGGTATGGATGTGCCAGAACAAGAACTCACCTTTGCATTAGCACCCACAAGATAAATGCCTTTAGTTAACTTTAGCAACGTAGATTTTGATGAAATCAAAGAGTCCCTTAAGGACTACTTGAGAGCTAACTCCAACTTCACTGATTATGACTTTGAAGGATCTAATCTATCTGCAATCATAGACACCCTAGCATATAACACATATATCTCATCATATAATGCTAATATGATAACCAATGAGGTTTTCATTGATAGTGCCACTCTCAGAGAGAATGTGGTATCTTTAGCACGTAATATTGGTTATGTTCCCAGATCTAGAAAGGCAGCAGTAGCAGATGTATCCTTCAGTGTAAATGCTTCAAACACAACTGCAGTGACATTAACCCTTAAGGCAGGTATTGTATTGACTACATCAGCTCAATTTGGTGGAAATAGTTATACTTTTACCATTCCTGAGGACATAACTGTGCCTGTAACATCAACTGGTGTTGCATTTTTTACAAATATTAAGGTTTATGAGGGAACTTTTATAACTCAAACCTTTACAGCAAGTTCTAGAAATCCAAATCAGAGATATATTCTTCCAAATGTAGGAATTGATGCAGATTTAATCAGAGTTATAGTAAAAGATAATGAAGCTTCTAGTGTAAAAGACAAATATTCAAGATTTTCTAGTCTTTTTGGTGTAGATTCATCTACAATGTTGTTCTTTTTACAAGAAATAGAGAATGAAAGATATGAAATTATGTTTGGGGATGGTATTTTTGGTAAAAAAATTGAAGAACCTAACTTTGTAGAGGTAAGTTACATAGTTTCTAATGGTTCAGATGCAAATGGACTCAATAATTACAGTTTTTCTGGTAGATTAGTAGATAACAGTGGTTCATCTGTGACTAGTGGAGTGTCTTTAGTGTTCACAAATTACCCATCATCTGGTGGAAGTGCCATAGAAAGCATAGAATCTATCAAAAAATATGCTCCACAGATATATGCATCACAAAATAGGGCAGTTACAGCAGCAGATTTTGAAGCTTTAGTGCCTAGAATCTATGCAGAAGCAGAATCTGTATCTGCATATGGTGGCGAAGAGTTAGTTCCACCTGCTTATGGTAAGGTTTTCATTAGTGTTAAACCATATAATGGTGTATTTTTGTCTAGAGCAGTCAAAGAAAACATCAATAGAGAGTTAAGAAAGTATTCTTGTGCAGGAATTGTCACAGAAATACTAGATTTGAAGTATTTGTTTGTAGAAACTGAGTCAACTGTATATTATGATACAAGTAAAGCAGCATCTTCTGCTGGTGTAAAGAATACAGTGTTAGATAATATTGTAAAATATGCTAATTCATCTCAATTAAATAAATTTGGTGCTAGATTTAAGTATAGTAAGTACTTAGGAGTAGTTGATAATAGTGGAAGTGCTATTACATCCAATATAACAACTGTGTTTATAAGAAGGGATATGGAACCTAGCTTAAATACTTTTGGAGAATATGAAATTTGCTTTGGAAATCAGTTTCATATAAAGAATACTAATGGTTATAACATTAAATCATCAGGTTTCTTTGTAAGTGGTGTTAGTGATTGTTTGTATCTTGGTGATCTTCCTAATGCAGACATGAAAACAGGAACAGTTTTCTTGTTTAAACTAGCTTCTCCTACTCAACCTGTGGTAGTAAAAAAAGGAATTGGTATAATAGACTACATACATGGAGAGATAAAGTTAAATCCTATCAATATTATTTCTACAAAACTGACTAGAGGAGTACCTGGTGCAGAAGTTCCTCTAATTCAGATCTCAACTTCTCCTTTTTCCAATGATGTTATTGGTTTACAGGATCTTTATTTGCAGCTAGATACTAGTAACAGCACTGTAACCATGGTTCCTGATGAAATTTCCTCTGGAACTAACACTTCTGGATCAAGTTACAAGGTAACTTCTAGTTATTCTAATGGATCACTTGTAAGAGGCACTCCACATATTATAGGAACTGCAGAAGGGACATTTACTGCATCAACACCAACTACTACATCTAGTGCTACAACCACAGTAGGAAGCAGTGGAAACACTACTACTACAGTCCCAACAGCAACAACACCAAGCACACCATCAACACCAAGCACTCCTAGTGGAGGAGGTGGTGGTGGATATGGATCAGGATACTAATACTAAGTCACAATAATGACAATAGAAACTAAGATCAAATTTCAAGATATAGTTGAAAATCAAGTGCCACGTTTTGTGCGTGATGATTTTCCACTTTTACCTGATTTTTTAAAATCTTACTACGTTTCTCAAGAAATTCCTGGTGGAACTCTTGATTTGATACAGAATCTTGACAAATATGTAAAAGTAGATGAGTTATATGGATTAAAAACTAACACAATTTTAAGTGAAGACCTTACTCAAACAGCAAGTATAATAAAAACACAAGCTGCAGGTAACTTTACAGTAGGTTTTCCTGATAAAAATGGATTAATTAAGATAGATGATGAAATTATATTCTATGAGACTAAGACAGATAGTAATTTTGAGGGGTGTAGAAGGGGTTTTAGTGGCATTACAAGTCATGTTGGGTCAAATACACCAGACAAACTGGTATTTTCTCCCTCAGTAGGTGCTGCACACACTGATGGTGCTGTAATTGAGAACTTAAATATACTATTTTTACAAGAATTCTTTAAAAAAGTCAAAACTCAGTTTGCACCAGGTTTTACAGATAGACCTTTTGCACCAAATGTAGACCAAAGAAACTTCATTTTCAATAATGAGAGCTTCTACAGTGCTAAAGGAACAGATAGTGCTTTTGAAATACTCTTTAAAGCACTCTATGCTGCTGATGTAGAAGTAGTGCATCCAGACAAATACCTATTTCGTCCATCAAACGCTGACTATAAGATTACTAAAGACTTCATTGTTGAGACAATTAGTGGTGATCCACAGCAATTAACTAACCTTACACTCAATCAGAACTCAACTGGAGCAAGAGGTACTGTAACTAATGTAGTTCCCATAGTATATGACAAGAATCAATACTATCAAATAAGCATTGATTCTGGTTTTTCAAGAGATATCAGTGTAAAAGGAACTATTTTTAATGAATTTAAGGTAAATCCAAAGACTAGAATTACAAATGTTGTTAGTGTTGGTGGAACAGTCCTTGATGTAGACTCAACTTTAGACTTTCCAGAGACAGGAAAGTTAATTATTAAGGATATTGATGATAATCCAGTGTCTTTAGCATATACTGGCAAGTCTATAAACCAATTTTATAACATTACAGGTGTTAATAATACTTTTAAAGAGGCAACTGACATAAGATTAGATGATTATTCCTTTGCTTTTGTTGGAATTAACACTGATGATCAGATACAAGTCAGAATGGCTGCTGCTTTACAGGATATTGAGTTCAAAGAACCAAATAATTCATATGAAATAGGGGATATTATCAAACTTCAGTCATTGGGAGTAGAATCCAAGATTGAAAAAGCATCAAATTTCATTTATAACATCAAAACTAACAGGGAAATTGCTGAAATTCAAATTATAGATGAAGAACAGAGAAAATATACACTTATTACCTTTGAT